ACCAATCGACCGGCATTAATTCTCACGCCGCTCGCAGTGGCATGGCAGACCAAACGCCGCGCTGACCGATGGGGATATGATGCGCGAGTTACCCGCGAGCAATCGGACGTTCGGCCCGGCATCAATTTCTGCAATTATGATCGGCTAGAAAAGCTAGATCCGGTCCTATTTGGGGCTATCTGTCTTGATGAGGCGAGCGTCCTAAAATCGTTTACCGGGAAAACGACTCGAAAGCTAATCGAGATATTCCACGGCCATCGTTTCAAGCTTGCGGCTACCGCTACGCCCGCCCCCAACGATCACATGGAGCTCGGCAACTACGCGGAGTTTCTTGACGTCATGGCCGCTAACGAAATGCTCTCGCGGTTCTTTATCAATGATACCTCAACGGCTTCCCAGGAATGGCGGTTGAAAGGCCATGCGGTCAATTCATTCTGGGATTGGATGTCGTCATGGTGCCGTATGGCAGAAAATCCGTCCGATCTTGGGGACAAGGACGATGGATTTATCCTGCCTCCGTTCGAAGTAATCCGCCACCGCGCCAAGGATAGCGCGATTGATCGCGACCTCGCGGACTTGTTCGGCGCTCCAGCTCTGAGCGCCACCAACATCCACAAGATCAAGCGGCAGACTAGCGAGGCGCGTGCCGAAGCGGTCGCGGCTATCATCGCGACCGAACGTGATCGGGAATGGATTATTTGGGTCGATACCGATTACGAAGGCGATGCGATGCGTGCCGTTCTGCCGCATGCCATCGAAGTCCGAGGTTCCCAATCAATTGATGAAAAAGAAGAAAAGCTGAACGCTTTCGCGACTGGCAAGATCAAGCATCTGATCGGAAAGCCTAGCATGATCGGGTTTGGTTCGGACTGGTCGCACTGCGCCCGCATGGCGTTCGCTGGCCGTGGATACAGCTACGAGACTTGGTATCAGGCTGTGCGTAGGTGCTGGCGGTTCGGACAAAAAAACAAGGTCGTCGTTCATCTCGTGGTCGCAGAAGGAGAAGCCGAGATCGGTCGCGTGATTGACCGCAAGGCCGGTGACCATGCCGACATGAAAATTGCCATGCGCAACGCGATGTTGCGTGCGGTCGGAAAGTCATCAATCGTAAAATCGCCCTATGAACCGAAACAAGTCATGAGGTTGCCGCTATGGATGTGCGCTGTTTGAACTCCGCTCACGGCAATAGCTGGACGGCCGTCAACGGAGATTGCGTCGACGTGTTATCGCAGGTGCCGAGCGAGAGCGTCGGATTTTCCGTGTACTCTCCGCCATTTGGGTCGCTGTTTGTTTATTCAGAGAGCGCCTCCGACATGGGCAACTCCACCGTCTCGGAGTTCGCTGAGCACTACGCCTATTTAATCCGCGAGAAATTCCGAGTGACCATGCCGGGGCGTCTGACGGCGGTTCATTGCAGCGACCTCCCCATGACCAAGTGGAAGGATGGGGCGGTCGGGATCAAGGATTTCTCGGGCCAGATTATCCGGGCTCACGAGGACGCCGGATGGATCCTTCACGGGCGGCGAACCATCTGGAAATGTCCCGTTGTCGAGATGACTCGCACCAAGCATGTCGGCTTGCTCTACAAGCAATTGCAGAAAGACAGCAGCAAGAGCCGGGGCGGAATGCCCGACTATCTGATGACGTTCATCAAGCCAGGTGAAAATCCCGATCCGATCAATCACACGCCAGCGAATTTCCCGCTCGAACAATGGCAGGAATGGGCGTCGCCGGTTTGGATGAGCATCAATCAATCCAACGTGCTCAATGTGAAAGTCGCGCGAGAGGCCAACGACGAGCGCCACCTTTGCCCTTTGCAGCTCGACGTGATCGAGCGGGCAGTCATCATGTGGAGCAATCCTGGGGACGTGGTGCTGTCGCCCTTCATGGGAATCGGCTCGGAGGGCGTTATCTCCGTCAAACTGCGGCGAAAATTCTTCGGAGTCGAGCTCAAGGATAGCTACTGGCGGCAAGCCTGCAAGAACCTTGACGCAGAAGACCGTCAAGGCGATTTGCTCGCCGCCGAATAACCTCCCCGTCGAAGCGGGGCATCGGCGGCCGGGTAAGCCATGCCCGGCGAAGGCTCGGCTGCCGATCTTTATGGAGGATGACCATGGAATGGCGTCTCGGACAATACAACTGGATCGCCGACGTTCCCGGTCTGGGGCGGTACACAATCCGATTTGATCCGGAAGGTGCCCACTATGGGCTTCGTCTGAATGGCGAATGGATCGGATCATTTCTAGGAATTGCCGAGGCGCAAGAGCGTGCGCGCAAGGGCGCCGAGTTCCATGAGCGGGAGAGCCAATCGCCTCTTGACGATGCCGCCTACACTGGCTTAGCTTCGGACCGCTGAAAAGCAAACGGCCCCGGTGCGGTGCCGGAGCCGTCTACTTAATCGGTGCCGAAAGTAGCCTTGCAGGGCTCAATCGGCGGAACCTGGATCAAGCAGGCCCCATGTCACAAATATCTATTGACCAATTGCCCCAGCGTCAAGCCCGCAACGCCATTAGTTGCGCCCAGCCTCCCCCGTAATCCATCCATAGCGTTTGACGGCACATAGCCAGCCCGCATGGATGGCATCCGAGGGCAATCCGCCGGAGGGCACCGGCAATCTCCAAGCTAAAGGACGACCGCGCTATTCCTGTTGACTGGCCAGGGTTTGCATCCCCTGGAAGGACTGGTAACGCCCTTTCTCCAGCCGCAGGTCTCGACGCCCGAGTAGTCTAGGGATGAACTGTCCCGTTTTAACGGCGATGGCGGATCGCGGAATAAAAATTAGCGCTACCAGGCCAAACCGAGGCATTCCGGGGTTGAATGCCACTTCAGACCCCAGCCGTCGCAAGACGTATCATGCTGGGACGCCGGTGCAGCTGGCCATTTGGCTGCATTCGGCCGCCGTCATTTGAGGCAGCACTGATGGATAGTCAAAGGATGACCGCTATCCGCCGACCGAGGTCGGCAAGTGTCGAATGGCTAACGCTGCGCACCACGGCTCCATACCGTCAAGCAGCACCCCATCCTGGCTAGGGTGAGGTGCGCCCGCCTCCCACTTTCCACCCGTCAACTTAGAGGATCAGAGCAGCCATGAGCAGGATCGATTGGGCAAGGAACAAATCACAGCAGCGGATGCGAACGCACGGCACTTCCAGTTTGAGTGACGAATTGAAGACGATTGAATGTTCCTATGCCTTCGGGAAGCAAGGTACATGCAAGCGATGCGGGGCTTGGCTGAGCGGAAGTTTCAGGGGTTTGATGAAGCGTCCCAGGCTTTGTCGGGCAGATTTTCCAATGGCTGTTCCAGGGGAGATCAGCCGATGAACCGCGAACTCTGGGATCATCAATCCCAAGCTCTTGAGGCATTGAGGCAGACGGTAAAGCAGGGGGTGCGGCGGATTGTGCTGCAGGCCCCGACTGGTAGCGGCAAGACGTTGCTGAGTGCGGCAATCATTGAAAGCGCATTGGCCAAAGGGAATCGTGTGGCTTTCGTAGTGTCGAGCATCTCGCTGATCGATCAGACTGTGGAGGCGCTCTATCGGGAGGATGTCCGCGAGGTTGGTGTGGTTCAGGCTGCGCATCAGATGGAAAATTGGGCCAAGCCGGTTCAGGTATGTTCGATACAAACTCTATTGAAGCGCGGCACCTATCCCGAGGCGCAAGTCGTCATCATCGATGAGTGCCATGTGCTCCATGAGTGCCACAAGACATGGATCAACAAGGCCGTTTCCAGCAATGTGGACGGGATCATCACTTATGATCGAAAAGCCCCGATATTCATTGGCTTGTCAGCCACGCCCTACACGAAGGGGCTCGGCAAGCATTTCGAGACGATGATAACGGTCGCGACGACCCAGGACATGATCGACAAGGGCATTTTGTCGCAGTTCAGGGTGTTTGCTACGGGGCACCCGGATTTGAAGGACGTGAAGACGGTTGCGGGCGATTATCATGAGGGTCAGCTGAGCGAGGCCATGCAGGCCGGGACATTGAGCGCCGACATCGTGAAGACTTGGACGACGCGATGGGGAAAGGACAAGACGCTATGCTTTGGCGTTGATTGCGCCCATGCGCAGGCGTTGCAGGCGCGTTTCATCGAGTCTGGGATTTCCTGCGGATATCAGGATGCGCGTACGCCGGCTGATGAGCGTGCCGAGATCAAGCGCAGTTTCCACAATGGAGGGTACCAGGTCGTGGCGAATGTGGGCACGTTGACGACCGGCGTGGATTGGGACGTGAGATGCACGATCTTGGCGCGCCCTACGAAGTCCGAGATGCTCTACAAGCAAATAATCGGGCGCGCGCTGCGGACGGCAGAAGGCAAGGAATACGCGCTGATTCTTGATCACAGTGACACGACCCAGCGGCTCGGGTTCGTCACGGACATTGAGTACGATCATCTCCACGACGGCAGGGAAAAGGCGAAAGCTGAGCCAAAAGAGCGTCTGCCGAAAGAGTGCAAGGCATGCAGCGCACTCAAGCCGATAGGCGTGCGGAAGTGTCCCTATTGCGGATTTGAGCCGGTGGCCGTCAGCGACATCGTGGAAGCTGATGGGGAGCTGCACGAAATCAACCCCGGAATGTTGCCGAAGAAGCTCGACAAATATCGCGCCACGATGGCAGAAAAGGAACAATTCCTGGCCGAATTGAAATGCTATTCCGAGGAACGCGGTTATAAACCGGGAT